CTTCCTAATAGAGCTAACGAAGGTAACATCACAGATCGCTGATCTGTTTTGTAAAACCGACTTAAAAGTAATGATAAAATGGTATTAGTTCTTATTAGACCCAGTTTCGCAAAATATAAAATATTCGCTATTCTAGATCCAATAGATGTAGCTGATATCAGTTGTTTAACTGATAAACCAGATACATTTGAACCAAAAACCACCGTCCGTTTTGCAAATTCGAATACTGGTTTTGACGACGAAGATATGGACTTAGAGAGATTAATCTCTAAACCTAATTTTCGCATCAATTCCAAATATTCAGTAGCAACATCAGAGTCAAAGATAACTAAATCATCACCGAGAATTTCATAATTCTCATATCAACCAAAAGTCTTATTCTTTTTAAACGAACAAAACTGAAGAAGATAGTGATGAGTTATAGCTAACATTGCTCATGACGATAAAGCCCCCATGGGTTGTCCTACAGTATATCTTACTGATTTCTCAGTAAGACCATACTTCTTTGCACTTCGAGGGAGAAAGTAATCTCTCATAACCAAGAGTCCCGCTCAGGAGTTTCCAACCTTTACAGGAAGGATTCTATCCAAGATGGCCGACTGGAAAATGATAGGTAAACGATCAGTTGCGGAGCTTAAATCAAATGAATAAGCACACTGCGACTTTTCTGCTTTTTCCTTAGAACGTTGAACTGAAGCATCTTGATCAAAAGTTCCATCATTGGGTATTGATTTTAACAAATCAAATAACACCAAATGAAGAGGTTTTAGTAAAGATTGTGTTCAGACGTCAACAAGCGCAAAGATCCTTAATTTTCCCGCAGCTTCTTCTTTAAATGCCAACTGACCAAGTGAATCAACCAAAGACTTTTTCGTCTTGATTTGATTAAGTGGCAGTTGATCATGTAAAGTTAAAGCTTGTTTAAAAATACGATAGAAATTATCACTTTTCGTTAAAGTGATATACTCCATGAAATATTTAAAAACCTCCGAATCACGGATCTTGATACAGTCATTTAAAAGACCATGTCAAGAAACCGAATTTGAAGGGGAAGATGACTGGATTAGGGTAACATTATTAGATCTCAAATTAACGGCTAACTTCCAAGAAGAAAATCTTTCTAATCTAGAAAAGAAATTCCCTCGAGGAGCGCTATCAATGAAATCTAAGAATGCCCATGAGTAATCTTTATCTCCTGTATATTCTCCCGTTATAGATTCAATTTTCGGATTAAAATCCGACTTTAGGACTCTATACAAGCTGAAACTAGTCAATCAAAATTGAATAATTTCAGTGTTACCCAATTGTATAGCCTTTCTATCCTTTCGATTAATAATCGAAGGAAGACCGTTATACAAACGAGGTAAGGGAATATTAGGCTCTAGTCCTCTTAGGGATTCGAGTTTATCATCACCTAAATACTTTTGGAGAGCTACGTGGTTAGCCTTTAATCACTTTACTGTAATTAAAGAACCATGATGCGCATCCATTTTCTTTATGTGAATGACCAGGTTATGTAAAATCTTAGCTCTTGAAGGGACAGATGAAAGTTTTCCATTAGTCAGCACAATAAGTGCTTTCAAATGGATCTTAACACCTTTTCACAATTGTGAAACGGAAAACATCTTCGCTTTGACGACTCCGAAAGTTCCTAAACTTTTTAACATTGCCATAAAAGTATTATTATTTTTATTAATAGTATTTTTCATGGTTTAAAATTTTAAATTGTTAAGGGACTCAACACTATCGCAATAGTAATATACTGTAAACGATAGGTAACTACAAAATCTGCAAATAAAAGACTGCGCTGTTCCTCATTAAGAGGGACGCCAGTTTTTAGGTCCGGTCAAGGCGGATCCACTAGTATAACCGAAGTTATAATGAGTGGACTGATTCTAAGAACCACTAAACCATATATCATTACAAGAGTCAAAATGGGATTATCCCAGGTTAAATTCTATAGTAATATAGGG